TAAGTATGGAAGCAAATCAGGACACGGTAAGGGCAGGGGCGTTTCGGGTGGTCGCCGCAATGCCAATACTGGTGGTTGCTCATCGGGCGGACCGGGTCACGGTCGAGGTGGCGGCCGTGGAGGAGGAAGAAGTCGCAAAGGATAGTAGATGATAGACAGGAACAAACACTTTCCGGTTAGGCACTTCGGCGGCCACTGGGCCATAGGACACTGGCCGCGCCTTGAGGCGGTCGTTCGATATATCCGCAATCTGATATTGCTGAACTCACCAGCTTCAATCGTTCGGGCCTGGCTGGTGGAGCAACTGTTAGGTTCGATGCCGTCTGCCGGGACAGCCTGGCCGATATTCGTGAGCCACTTGCCGGACGGCGATGGACTCGGTAACGCCGTATGCGTCTACGACAGCGGAATGAACGGCCACGGCGAGTTGCCAGACGGACAAGCAGTACAGCACTATCGGATTCAACTTCGCATTCGCTCTGAACAATCGGCGGTCGGACGCACGAAACTGGGTCAGTTGTTGAACGCTTTGAGTTCGCTGCGAGACGAGAAGTTGACGTTAGGCATTCATCGCTACGAGATTGTGAATGCAGTTCAACGCGGCTCGACGTATGGCGGCGTAGATGAGCAAAGGCGGAATACGTTCCTTGGTAATTGCTCGCTAAACATCTACAGATTGGTAGCAATATGATTGAATTGGCCGCATCTGAAATACTGAGACAAGTTTTTTTGGACGGGCTCTACGTCTCTTTGCCGAACGCAGGCAGCGGCTGGCCTTGTTTCGCTACTCATCTTCCGGATGGCGATAGAGCGGTGGACAACGCTATTTGTATTTATGATGAGTTGCCGGAAAAGGACGGACGTCATATGAATACCGGAGAGGTCGTGCTTCACTATACGGTGCAGATTTTGCTTAGGACCAACAATCAAAGTCAAGGCTGGCTCAAACTCTCGCAGCTGGCGAATTATTTGGATTCTCTTGCAAATAAGCGTGTGACTGTGAACGGAGATTCGTTTATACTCCTTAGCGCAACGCAGAGAACGGGCGTTGATTCGTTGGGCGTTGAGGCCGATGAACCCCAACGAAGATGGTTTTTCGATACACGATATGCTTTGTCAATCAGAGAAATTTGAAAGGAATAGATATGGCACGGATAGATGATGGACACCCAACAATTATTGATTTTGCTGCAATGCCGAGCGGTGAAACGCCGTTGTACTGGGAGAAGGAAGTAACTCCACCGGGACTGTCGGGTGGTGGACCGAATGAGACAACGACGATGAGGAACGCAACCTGGAGAACCAACGCTCCCAAGAAGTTGATTACGATGGCTCCAGGGAGTTTTCTGGCGAGTTATGACCCAGAGGTTATGGACCAGATGCTTTCGCTCCTCAACGTCAACAATCTCATTACGGTTACGTATCCAGACGGTTCTACGTACGCGTTTTGGGGATGGTTGGATGAATTCACACCCAATGCTTGTGTTGAAGGTGAACAGCCAACGGCTGTTTGTTCGATACAGCCGTCCAATCAGAATGCCAACGGTGTAGAGACTGCCCCTGTGCTGACGCCAGCGGCATAGTTGGTAGCTTTGTCTTTCACTCGGGTTCGGGAGGTGTGTAGCCTCCCGAACTTCGGGTGGAATGTAGATTGATTGGAAAGGACGAGAAAAGATGGGCACTCAGTCGAAGACATTGAGGTTCAAGGCAGTTCGGCAGGAAATTCCGGTTGAAATAGAAGATTCATCCGGCAACGTTAAGAAATACACGTTGCGGGAGTTCGACGGTGCAAGTCGAGATGCCTATATGAACCAGATTCGAGAGAAAGCTAACATTGATGCCGAAGGCAACATCGTAGGCTGGAAGACCTTTGAGGGCATTCAGAGCGGGTTATTGGCCTTGTGCTTGTACGATGAAAAGAATAAGGTAGTACCAGAAGAAGTTATTCAAGCTTTTCCCACCTCAGTAGTGGACGGTCTCTTTCGAGAGGCGCAGGCCCTAAACAAGTTAATCGTGAGTGAAGCTGCAAGGGACGAAGTAAAAAACGTCTGACCGGGGAGCGGCTTGGCTGGTTCAAGCTGGCTTCCCATCTGCGAATGTCGCTGCAACGCTGTCAGCGCGAGACGACGTCCGGTGAGTTCGTCGAATGGTTGACGTTCTTGGAAATGGAACCCAATATGTTCCATCGTGAAGACTATTACTACGCTGAGATGATAGCTTGGTTGAAACGGGCTGTCGTTAGAAATCCCGGCTCGGTGAGAGCAAAGGACTGTATGATAAGGTTCACTTCCGACGTTTCGGCTGAAAGAAAACCCACTTGGAAGGAGAAGGCAGCATCGGCAAAGAACTTTTTCACCAACTTGTTGGCGTTCAAGAAAGCCGAGACGGCGATAAAAGAGAAGAAACCTATCTTGAGAGGTAAACGCAAATGATGGGACTGAGTCTTGGTCGCGTGTTCGTGCAACTGGGGGCAGATGCCTCCGGTTTTATGTCCACAATGGGCAGGATGGAGAGCCGGATGAGGAGGTTCACCAGCGGCATAACCCGCAGCTTCAGTCGCTTGGCTCGATACGGCGCTATGGGGGCCGCTGCCTACACTGCTGCTTCGATAAAGGCGTTTGCCACCTTCGAGGAGCAGATGGCCAACGTCTCCACGATGCTGGACGAACACACGATGAGATTTATGCCTGCCTATACTAAGGCAGTCAAGAATATGGCGGTGGAGTTTGGTGAGGGGACCGATACCATCACCAAAGGTCTCTACGACATCCTGTCGGCGTCCATAGAGCCCGCCCACGCGATGGACGTATTACGGACATCTATGATGGCGGCCAAGGGCGGTATGACGACCACTGCTATTGCAGCAGATGCGATAACGACCATCTTGAACTCGTACCAATTAGAGGCCAAACAAGCCGACTACGTGTCGGATGTTCTATTTGCTACGGTGAAGCGAGGCAAGATAACGTTCGGGGAGTTGGCCAGTGGAATTGGCATGGTCGTGTCAGTCGCATCGACGGCAGGGTTGGCTTTTGAAGAGGTTGGAGCGGCCATAGCTACTATGACACGGGCCGGAATGCCTGCGCAAAGGGCTATAACGGCTTTGCGGGCTATCATCTCCAGTATGTTATCACCGACCAAGGAATCTATAATAGCTGCGGAAGAGTATGGATTAGAACTCAGCAGTGTTACGTTGAAGACTGAGGGGTTGGTCGGCGTTATACAGAAATTGAGCAAAGCATCTGCCGAGCAGATAGCGGCTATATTCCCGAATATCCGGGCGATGACGGGTTTGGCTGCTCAAGTCAAACAGGTGGCCGGACAAGTTGAAGATTTGCGATTTATGTTTGATTCAACCGGTAAGAGCCAAGAAGCCTATGCTAAGATGACTGACATAGTAGCTCATCACTTGCGGCGGTTCTGGCAAGCCCTTAAGATGATTTCGGTGGAGTTTGGCGAGCGGTTCAAGGACCACGTCAAGGGATGGACAGCAGCTATAACGGAGAACTGGAAAGCTATCAGCCGTTGGGCACAGGACGCGGCTGACGCCTTCATATTCGTTGGCGAGTCGGTCGCTGATTTCGTCAAGATAGTGGTTGCCGAGCCCGGCAAAGCACTGGGAGAGTTGGTTCAGTTGTTCTGGAGTACCTTCAAGTTCATCGGTAAGATGGCTATTAGTATGGGTTACAGGATTGGGCAGAGCATTTGGGAAGGCATCAGGAGAGGTATATTTGGGGAGAGGGAGGCTACTCAAAGAGAAATTCTTGCCGAATATCAGAAGATGGCCCAGGTCATCAGGGAGAGGGGTGCAAAGGGAATACTCGATGAAAAGAGTATGTTTGTGACTGACCCGACCAAAGGTAGATTTGGGGAGATGTTGGGTGTTGATAGGCAAGTATGGGCTATGGCCAAGTTGAGTGCCCAAGCTAAGGTATCTACCAGTGAAGTTGATAGTTTAGTGGGTAAGCTATACAAGGATATGTCGAAATACGCCGATGATTTCGTGAAAGAAGGAGAGGCCAGTTGGGGTACATACTTTGATGCTTGGAAAGAGAATTGGGATAAGATGTTAGAGGGTATGAGAGGTAGGAAGGAAGCATTCATTGCTGAAAATGCAATGGAACAATTCAAGAAGGAACTGGGTCCAATAGCCAGAATGGTAGACGGTATCAAGGCCGGTTTTATCACCACTTACCGTGACATTCAGAATCGTCTTAACCCAGCATTGAGCGAGACAAAAGATATAATGCGAGAACTCACGGCAGAGCAACAGGCATCTCTCGACAGAGTCAGGAGTATGATAGAAGAGCTTCAACAGGAGTTGGAGTTGGTGGGTAAGGTCAATGAGGAACGTGAGCGTGCTGTTCGCAAGCAGGAATTTCTCAATGAGTTGGGTAAGGTTTATAACTCTCAGCAGAAGGAATACTATGAGATGGTAGCCCAATATGAGCAACTCATTGCTCAGATAGGTAAAGCGGAGAGAATGGCGGAACGAACGGAAGCTTTGGAGCGATGGGCAGAGGGAGCAAGGGAAGTCTGGACAAATCTAAGTCAAGTGGCAGCCAATTCTTTGGACCAGATGGCAGATAATATGGCCAATTTCCTGGCCGGCAATGCGGTGGATTGGCGGAGTTGGGCTGCGTCAGTGTTAATGGAGATAAACAAGATAATCATCAAGATGCTTATGATTCGGGCATTTGAAGCTGCAACAGGTTGGTTTGGTGGGTTCAGTTTGTTTGGAATGAGCAAGAGTGGAACGATTGGTATGGGTAGTCCCGGTGCTGGGGGGTATCACCAGGCTCGTTTTGGGCGAGTCATAGATAAGGGGCAAATCAAAGCATTCCAAATGGGCGGCGTATTGCAACAGGCGACATTGTTACCTTTGAAGAATAGGGAAATGGCCCTGGCTGCTGAAGAACAACCAGAAGCTATAATGCCTCTTTCACGTGACCGTACTGGACGTTTGGGGGTCAGAGCAGAGGGTACCATGCCTGCACCGACGGTGGTCAATCTCAAGAATGTCAACGTATTCGACCGCACTGAGCTTTACGCGGCTATGCAAAGTGCCGAAGGCGAACGGATACTGCTGAACGTGTTGAGCAGAAAAGGAGTGATATGAGATGGCTTACGAGATAGGTACAGCTGACAATTACACGGACCTGTTGGACAGGCTGATTGACTTTCTGAGCAATCCGAACCGAGTTGCTGACAGCGGTTCGGACATAACCGAACTGGTCGCGATAGACGACACGGTCCAGTCTGGCGAACCATCCCAAGCCTGGACGGTCAAGGAGTTTAACGATGACCGGGATTCAGCAGGTGTAGGTGAGATGGAAGTGTTCTTAATGGGACCGGGTACGGCGGGGACGGACGAGATATACGTCTGGATTGACACTTATTCCAGCGTGGGTAATGACTACTATAACTGGCGGTTGGCCGGGATGACGGGTTATTCTGGATTAGTCGGCATAGAAAGCCAGCCAGGGGTTACTCAAGGTCGATTACCCCGGATGTTGTTGTACAATAACCCGATACCGTATTGGTTCTTCGGCAACGGTCGTCGTTTTGTTGTAGTGGCTAAGGTTGGAAGTGTGTATGAGACTTGTTATATGGGTTTCATCTTACCGTTCGGGTTACCAACGCAATTTCCTTATCCGATGGTGATTGGCGGTTCGGCTTGTCCTACTGCTACAGTAGCAGACCACCGTTACAGTTCAACAGCTTGGGACCACAAGGCTTGGCCTAACGGTTACGGGGATAGTACCGATTATGGTACGATAGCACAGGGTACTTTCGATGTGGTTGATTATCGTTTCGTCTTGAAAGCCATATTCTCAGGTTCCTGGGTTGGTGTGCTCTGTTTGGGTACGAATACAAGTGATCCATATACCATAAACAACATTTGGCCCTACGGTTGTTCTCTTTTCGCTCAACAGAGCAATCCGGATGCTTTGCCCAATAATATCTTTAGCGTAGCTTTGCGGGAGAACTTGGATGGCAGTTATCCGATATTCCCACTGGTTATGATGTTCTCTAATCCTTTCAGTCACATTCACGGAGTGCTCCAGGGAGCGTTTGCTGTTCCAGGTTTTGGCGGTATATCAGCTGAAGATACGTTTATTGTCAACGGTGATACGTACATAACATTTCCGACGTTGTATAATCCTGCAAGGAATCACTGGTTTGCGATGAAAAAGGAGTGACACGATGGCCTACCAAAACGGTACTGCTACTGGACCGGATGATTTGTTGGACAAGTTGAGGATATTTCTGCTCGCTCAAGGTTGGACTGTCAATGACCATTCTGCCGACGGTACGGGTTATCGTCTTCACGTGGAGAGATTCATCGACTCTGGTGAGATGACTTTGTATTTCAACTTTCGGTCTGCTGTGGATGAGAGGGGCTCTGGTATAACGCAGGACAATAATAATACAGTGGACCAAGGAGAGGTCACCGGTATTTTAGTCAACGGTTCGACAGGTTACGATGGTGGTGAAGCG